TCGGAAAGGAAATCCTTTCAACATTTCGGCTCGCTCAGAATCAGTCTTCTCCGGAAATAAGAACTTTAGAGCTTCTATGCTATCAACACCAAGCTCTTGTAAGTTGCGAACAACAATTGATTTTTGGTTAACATCGTATGCGGTGTCCTCATATACATCACCTTGATACCTGTAAGTAACTGTACGGTCCCCATCTTCAGGTAACCCTATAACTCCACGTGGCACTTTATTCTCAGACAAAGCTGCACGCATCACCTGGTCTAACTTTGATTCGAACTTAAATGTTGCACCTTGATACTTTTCAACAGTTTCAGCTTCTTGGTCGGCAGGAGGCTTAGGTTCTTTTAAACCAGAAGCCGCAATAAAAGACTCTCTAAAAATTAATTCTTGGTGATAAACCATCATCTCCAGGAGACGATTAAAGCCGTAAACAAGAAATGATTTATTTTTTCTTAACGCCGTGGCTTGGGCCCGACCCATTAAACCTTTAATTTCGGTTGCAGTAGCACCAGCGGAAATTGAAATTTCATCAACACCACCAAGTGCCGTACGGATTTCTTCCCGCAGTAACAAAAGGTATCTATTCATATCCCCGTTCACGGGGTCGGGCGTCATATAGCCCACACGGTCAGAAGGCTCTACGTTCGCAATAATCCGTGGTACACGTAGCCCACCACCCATCGAAGCGCCAAAAGGTTCACTTACACGAGTCGAAGGACTATCAATTCCAGCAAAACCACTCTGGCTACTGATAGTTGGTCTAAACGTGGACTGACTGTCTCCAGCCTCGACAAGATCACTACGAGGACGGGAACTAATTAACGTTGGATTACCAAAAAATTCAATATTTTTAGCAATATTCCTTGAAAGTTGGTCATGAAGCACAATTTGCTCCATAAAAGGATCAAACTCTCCTTCACCCTCAGTTCCACTTGAATTTGGCTTATTTAAAACTTCAACGGCAGGGATAAATCCAAGTGTGTTAGGCCGTTTCTTGCCTGGTGTCAGTATTGCGCCAGGTTCCAGGTCAAAACTTAGTTCACTATCAGTCTCAACCTCACTAATCTCTTCGGCTGTTATAGAAAGACGTACATAACGTTTATTTTGACCAGCTGACGTGCTCGGTAGACCTAAGTTAGCGTTTTTAACTTTGTAGCTATAGATAATAATGACTTCATCAACTTCACCATTCACATTATGGTAAACACGGTACTGATTTTTATTGAAAAAATAAATCTGGTACTTTAATTTGGGATCAGGTCGGAAGTAAAATAGACCGCAACCATCAATTAAAAAATTCCGGATTATGGACGGGAATCTAATATCAATCTTATTAAGCTTTATAACATCGTCTAAAAATCGTGAACGACTTTTATACGTATCCTGATCACAATAAAACGTAACACCCTTCTTAATCATAAGAAGAGTCATCTGCTGTAGGTGACTCAGAACAACCATCGTGGCCGATTGGTTGCTCCGATCCTGGGTACGAGAGGCTTCCAGGATCTCGTTAAATCGCTTTCTAGTCTCAGTGGACATTCAAGTTAAAGACAAAAAATTTAAATCTATTTGTTGGCAGCCATTTGTTTTGCCTTGCGAGCCTTTGCTAATGCCCGTTTACGGGAATCACCTTTACCACGAGGGGCATCATCACCAGAAGTTTCCTTTTTTTGACGTTGCTCCTCAAACTTTTTAAGTAGTTCAGCAGGCATCTTATCAGCCATGGGGAAGGAGATACTTTTTGACTCTTTCTAGTGTAACCGCTTCTAGCGGTAAATCTTCCATTGGAAATGCAGTAAGCATGTGATCTTCTCGACCCAGCATATCTATGCTGCCAGCTACTGCCTCAAACGTCTTACAAGTCTCAACAACAGTAGGCATATCAGTTTCCCAATGCGCATAGGATTTAAGTTTTTTGAGTCTCCTTTCAGAATCACCCATCCAACTTAAATGCCACCCAGCATCACGATCTCCTATTACCTTACGTGTCGTTTGGCGGCGAACGTTAGTTATGGATCCTAGTGAAGCAAGTTTTCCTGCAGTGCAAATAGTCGCACAATGCCAGTGAAAAAGCTCACCAAGAGGAGTGCAAAGCTGTAAGTCCGCTCGTCCATAGTGCATAGACATATCCAAACCTAGAATTGCGTCGGGATTTGCCTCAAGTTCAGATTTTATCTGTTCAAATTTTGCTGGGTTAGGAAGTTCGTCACAGTCAGAACAAATAAAAACAGCATTTTTTGGCATCTCTGAGAGATAAATCCCAAGAGCGTCACGTTGACCACGCTCACGAACCCAGTGATCTGGTTCTTCGTCAACAGTTGGAAGTTTGACGTGGATAACTTCGATCAGTTCATCGGGTAGACCCAATTCTTTAATTGTCTCGGCACAAGTAAAAGTCTTTGGTTCTCCTCGATGAGTCCGATCCGCATCTGCGATTAAAAAACCATCCACATGATCTTTTAATAAGGAGACACGTAATTCAAGTAATTCGCGTTCATTAAAATAAGGGAAACAATCAATTAACATTTTCAGGAAGGAGGTAGGTTTTGACGCGCTCTAATTCGAATAGCTTTGAAGGCAGAGCGCTTAAAGGATAAGTGGTAATTAAGTGATCATCACGCCCCAACATGTCAAGACTTCCTTCTTGAGGTTCAAACATCTCACATCTACGTTGTACATCTGGTGTGTCCCACATATAGTATTCAGCAATAGAGCGGAGTTTGTTTTTTCGTCGTGCACCGTCACCCATCCAACTTAAGTGCCAACCAAAATCTCGTTCACCCAAATACAAATTATCTTGGCTTTCCCTCATTACGGAGAGTGTGCTTTGTTTTCTTAAAAAACCAACCGTAGAAACAAAAGCTCGTTGCCACTCGTGCAGTACACCATCAGGAGTTATTAACTGCCGATCAGCGCGACCATAGTGCATAGACATGCTAGCCCGTACTATTTGATCTGAAGTTTCAGCTGCGGCTTTTAGCTTATCTAATGCAAGGGGATTCACCAGTTCATCACAATCTGAACAAATGAATAACGTATCATCCGAAAGCATGTGAAGCCCAACACCTAAAGCATCCCGTTGTGCTCGCTCACGTAACCACGGATCTGGTGCTTCTTCAATAGAAGGTAGCTCAACGTGTAAAACCTGTACTTTACTGTCGTCGATACCTAGTTCTTTAAGAGTATCTACGCAGGTAAAAGGTTTCTCATCACCACGGTGCGTTCTGTTGGCATCTGTTATTAAGAACCCGTCAACGTAATCTTCAAGAGTTCTGATGCGGAGCTCTAGAAGTTCTTTCTCGTTAAAGTAAGGAAAGCAATCGACAAGCATACAGGGTTGACGCGAGTGTCACCATAGTAGCTTAGACCTGTTGAATATATTTGGATGCTCTGCGTTTAGCCCTTGTCAAAATACTTACATCTGTATCCATGGCGGGATCAAACCCATCTTGACCTCCTCCACTCGAATAATCAGTAGGCGCTACAGGAGCCTGAGGTTGTCCTTTTAGTGCAGTCTGATCCTGAGCGGACATGTCTTCGAATACCGTATCCGCTGATTGGTTAGCTCGTCGTTGAGCTTCAGCTGCCGCAGTCTGCATCTGATAAGCTTGAGCAAAACCATAAGCATTAGCGTTATGAGTGTTCATTAGTATAGAGCGATACAATGAGCTGAGGTACCAGACACTACAGCAGTGCAACTAAGAGGCAACAAAGTACTACTTGTTATCTGCTCAAAAGGTGAGAGTTGGCCCTGAGAGTCAGTAAGTACAACAGTTATTTTAGAAGCACTACCGCCGCCAATGTGCTCGACCAAGATACCTCGGCAGGCAGGGAAATTCACTCGAGCCATATTCCCCGAAGTTACTATGTGGTAGCCACTGCCATACGGGAGCGTTGCTGACTGTCCATAATACGAACCAAAAGCGCGAATATCCATAAGACAGATTTTTTTTAATTTTAACCGCATTCCTCGGAAATTTGTATTAAACGTTTTAAATACCACTCACATTTCTTTAAATCCTCTACTCCATTTTTATGCTCTGTCCTCCACAAATACTTCAAACACGCTCCCCGGCAATAAGATTTAAAGCCTTCATGCCCAAGTGCAGATTTTAAAGCATCGATACACTCGACAGAACCCTGGGTATAGTGTGCCGGTTTATTAACGACGTCAACTGTCCCGCACCCGAAATCAA